TAGTTAATTCTCCAATTTCTTTATCCAGTTGAGCTGGTGTTTGAAATGCTGGCCCAGAGGATTGAGTAATATTATCCTCTCCCATTTGAGCTGCTAATTGTGCAAACGCTTTAATCATAGTTGGATGGTCTCCAAGTTTAGTTCCATCAGCCATATTAGCGTTAAACAATTCAGTTGCGCCAACTGATTTAGCAAGATTTGCAGCTTGTGATATTTTCTGATCGAAAGCTTGACCCCACTCTTTTTTAAGTTCAGTAGAACTAGCTTCTCTTGCAGCAACTGCTGTAGTTTCACTTTCTTGTAAAGATGCAGCTGTCATTTCATTATAAAACTTTACCATACCATTTGCTTGACCAGGAAGTAATCCAAGTTTATGAGCTTGATCTGAAAAGTTTTTTAATGATGCTTCATCAATTTTTTGATCTTCTGGTAAATCGTATTTGTATCCAGTAGCATCCGCTGGTCTGCCTAGTCTTTCATAAACTGCATCCCAATCTTTATCTGTTGCAAATTTATTGGGTACTGGAATTTTATCAGCTCCAACCATTTTTTGTGCATGAACATAAGACTTTGCTAAACCTTCTACATCTTTAATATTTTCTAAAGATTTATCAGATCTAATTTCATCAGAAAGACTTGCTTTCCAATCTGTTACTACTGTTTCTGGTGTTAATGTTGTTGTTTGTGTTTCCGCAGACACTTGGCTTGTAGGCTCAACTGCTACCTGGTTTGTTTCGCTGCTCATTTATCCTCCATGGGTTTTTTTGTAAGCATATTATTAATAAACAAGACTACTGATCTTGTACCTTCTAAAAATGCACTTTCGTGACTATCGCCTTTAATATGTGACGTAGAATAAAAACTGCATCTTTTTTTTAAATCTTCTAAGACTTGTTTGCCTTCTTCAGAGTTAAAAACTTTTTTATAGTTAAGTTCTAATTGTTTAAGATCTTTACTGTCCACCTAGAACCTTCAAAGCTGGAGCTACTTTGCCAGCACTTTCCGCAACTTGTTGCGCTTGTTGTAATTGCATTTGTTCCATTTGTTGTTGTTGTTTTTGTTGTTGCATTTGCTGTACCTCTGCTTTTGATCTCATAATTTTTGCGGGTAAGCCTAACACTTCTTGGATGTGATTAACTAAACCATCAATATCTATGTAATCAAAAACGGGTGCTATATTTTGCATTGATCCAAATATTTCTATTCCACGCATAACCGATGACAGCTCTTGAGTTTTTTGAGCTTTGGCAAGTGGAGATACATATTCAATTTCTACATCTTGATCGCCAATTTCTTCTGGGATTGGAGGTAGTTTATTATTTTTTAATAATAAATTAAATGCTCTAGTAATTAAAGGTTGCAATAATTCAGATTGAAGTCTGCCTAGCACGGGGCCAAGTAATCGCATTTTTTCTTCCGTTCTTTGCATAACTTCTGTTGCTGTCATGTTTGCACCTTGTTGTGTCATTAACTGATCGACAAAAAAGTTTTCTCTAATTGCTTTTCTTCTTTGATCTTCCATTGCTAAACCTAAAGGATTATTTGCACCTATGTTTAAAGGTTCAATTCTTTCTCTAGTACCAGATCTATAAAAGTTTAATCCGCCAGGAACAGTTCTAATTGGTAAAATAAAACCATCATCGGGAACCATTAAAGGTGGATCAATTTGTTTTTGAGCAGCTCTAATCGTTGTCTTAGACATTGTGTTTAACATCTTCGTATCAGGCAACGCATTCATTGCTGGAGATCTGCCGTATATTTCGTTTGATGAAGATTTTAAATAACGAGGCACTACATATGGAAATTCTTTAAATCCACTTTCTCTTAATAGAGTTCCAGTTTTTTCGTGAACATGACAAGATACCCAATCCATATTTTTATTATTGTCATACCCCATAGGAGTATCGTTTGGATAAACTGAATGAATAATGATTGCATCCTCATAAGGATTATTTTCAATATCTTTTATTATAGCTCTTGGTAATTCTGCATCGGGATACATTGCAGATATGTTTTTATTTTTAAGATGAAATCTTCTAGTTAAACTATCAACCATTCCTTTATCATTTTCAGTAATAAATATTTCTGAAATGTGTAAAGTTTTAAATCTTAAATCATCTTGAACATCATCGCTAATAAACATAGCGGATGTACCAAAACATAAAAGCTCGTGGTATAATTCAAATACTTCTTGTTGAAAATTAGATCTTGCAAATACTTGCTGCATAATCTTTGCGCAACTTTCAAGCCATTCGTTAGCTGCATCATTGTCAGCTGCCATTTGATTTCTAAATTTTAAAACAAACCATGGTGAAATTGTATTAGTCAACATTCCATTTAAAGATGCTGATAATAATTCTAATGCGTGAGTTGCTGTACCATCAAATACTTGATCGTGACGTTTGTCGCCTGGCGTATGCTTTTCTGTGATGTTTGCTTTTCTTGGTAGAAAGTAATCAGCAAGTTCTTGCCAATGATCTTCCCAGGTAACTCTTTGTGCTTTGAGAGTTTTATATCTCTCAATTATCATTTTTGCTTTTGGATTGTCTGCCATTTACCCTCCGAGTAAAGATTTTTTAGATGTGGTTAATGCGTTATCGCCTAAACCTTTTGCGCCAGTTAATATTGTACTTGATCTACCTTGAGATTTTTTCATATCAATAGTTGATGATGCTGTTGTAGATGTTGCTTGTGATACTTCAGCTCTTGTAGGTGCTGCGTAAGTTGGTGCGGGTGTGGGTGCTGGTGTTGGTGGTCTAAATACTCTTGCTACTGCTCCTCCCATATTATCCTCCTAGTAAAGTTTTTTTAGTTGTAGTTTCGTCATCCTCTAATCCTTGAGCTGATGTTAAAATTGTTGAAGATCTACCCGTTCTGGCAGCTCTCATCTTTGCTTGCTTTGCAGCCGTTGCATCAGCTCTATCCTTATCATCATACTTTGGTGGTTCTGGTAAAGCTTGTGGCTCTGGTATAGCTGGCATCGCTGGTACTTTTGGCATTAAAAAACTCATAATTTATTTCTCCTGGTGTATTTGATATTCGCTTTCGGCTAACTTTTGTGAAGCCAATTTTTGTCTTGGTAATTCCGATAAAGATATAGCCATGTATCTTGCAGCATCGCAAGCGTGTGAACTAAAATCCTTTACGGGTTTTGCACTAAAAATTCTCATCTTGTCATTGTACTTACGATGATGATGTCTTAATGCAGCTAATAATGGTTTTGTTGTTTCAACGTCAAACCAACATTTAGGCAACACCATTTTTAAACTGTGGATCCCATCTTCTAATCCAAGTTTTGGCAGTACCCTAAATCTTATTCCTAATTGATAAGCAATCTCTCGTCTTGTCTTACCATTACTAAATTCTGTAACTTCAATGTCGTGTGGCGCATAGTGTTCGCCATAAACATATTCTTTGTCTTTAATCATTTGAACATAATGAGGTAACCCTTCTCTATTATTTTCATAATAATCAATAATCATTATTTGATTACCCACTTGTTGAAAAAAAACTATAGCAGTATTATCGCCATAGCCTAAATCCCAGGCGGTATGAACTAGCAAACTTGGATCATAAGCAATTCGAGTTATCTGTTTATTATCTTCTAACTTTTGAATTATGTTTCCATAAATCGAACCCGTTATATTTGCAATCCAATCGCATTCAAATTCTTGTAAATATTTGCTATCCCCCATTTGAGATTTAGCAGCGTCTAATTCTTCTTGATCCACTAACTTTGTTTCACTTGCTTTAGCAGTATAGGCTAGCCAGCTAGGATCTCCCAAAGCGTATTGGTATAGATCATAAAATATATTACTCATCCCTTGTGGGGTTGAAATAAAATATGCAAAACCTTTTCTATCAGAGATAGCGGGTCTTAAAATCTCATGCCACAAAACGGGGTTCATTTGTGAACATTCATCGACACAAATTCCATCTGCATAAATTCCTCTAATACGATCTGGATCTTCTCCAGACATCAATGTTATTCTTGCGCCATTGGGGAAATCGCATCTTAACTCGGTTTCGTTAAATGTAGTTCCAGGAATACAGCCAGCGTATTGCTTTAAGTAATCCCAACAAACCCTCTTAATACTTACGAATGTTGGCCCGATCAGATAATACCTGGGGTTCTTCTTATCATTCGTTAGAGCTTTTCTAATCAAATGTAGGATAACCAAGATAGTTTTACCAAATCTTCTGTGGCAGTTTAAAACTGCAAATCTATGTTTATCCAGATCCTCATGCAGCTTCGCTTGTAATGGCCGAGGCGTATAAGGTATTTGGATGTGCATTAGAAAATTATAGAAATTACAATAATAACTACAGCGGCTACTATGGCTGCTTTAATATTTGTACTTCTACTATTCCAATATTTTATTATTTTATTCATGTTGTCTCCTAGTGTAAGGTGGGTAGTTCAGTTAGATCTAAAATTGAGTTGTACTCAATCCCACTTTTTTTCATTAACTTTTTTACAAAATCATCTGCGTGTCTTTTGTCATTAAAACCATTTAAGTGGATAACCATGCCATTGGTATCTTCTGCTAGGAAAACCATTGCTGTTATCATTTTGTGTTTTAATTTCTTATTCATAATCTGTGTCTGTCTGTGTCTGCGTGTGTGTCGAACTCCCAACTTATATATACTTAAAAAATGCGGGTGGATTTCGGGGTATACCCCCCTAAATGTTCTCGCATTGTTCTTTATTTATATGCAAATACCTGGCTCGTAGGTTGGAAACTTACCAACTATTGGCGTTGTTCTTTACTTATTCAATCAAAGAGACAGTAAAGAGACAGTAGCAGCTCAACTATCTCTATATCCGAACTCATACCCGCTGGCGAGGAGCCAGGCGTTCAGTATAAAAGCACGGAGATCCAAGGTAGTCCAGGCTAGATACAACAAAGCCAGGCAGTATCTCTACTAAACCTGGCTAAATTGTTTTACTTAATGTTTGGCTTTAAAGAATTGATCGTTATCCTCTTTTAATCCTTTAACAAAATCGGCTAACGGATATTGTTGCTGCTCTGTAAAACCTTTTATTCTGTCAGTATGTTCTCTACCAACAATGTCAAAGTTATGATCAACCCAATAAACCCCGTTGTCGTAATTATCACAATCAAGGTTTTTAACTTGATCAACACCAAGGCTCAAAGTACCACCGATACCATTCGCTATGATTTGAGTTAATCTTGCAACTCCATAACTACCAGATCTTAATCCGTAATCTTTTGCAGTTTGCAAGAAACCTTCAACGCTGTCTCTGCCTCCATTCCAATGAAGATAGATCCCAACGCTATTTTTATCTTGTTCGCCTTTGTCATTAACAAAAGCAATTACAGCTCTATTTCCCATGTTTTACTCCTTTGTTTTTCATTCAACTAAGGAATATCAAAGCATTACCAATGTGTCAACACTTATTACCAGATTGGTTAATTAATTATTCGGTAAGCTCGGAACAGCTGTCGTTTGTATTTCTTCCACAATTTTTTTAGCATCAACCATATCATTCGGATTTCCCCAACTAACAGTAATTGTTGTATCTTGTTTAATGTCTTGTTGCAGCTTGTCGCCAAACGTCTTAGCAGCAAGTTTAGAAGCAAGCCATCTTATGTGTGAATATTTCTCTCTTAAAAAATGAGTTTCTTGAGGTGTCTTTGGTATTTCCATATCTTCCGCAATCTTATCAAGCAATGTCCAAACGCCAGTTTGTCTTGCTTGCATGATTTTATCGTGAAGCTCTTTATTATCTCTTGAGTGCTTGTAAACTGTTGAAGCGTCTGGAAGTTTTTTATCTCTAGTGATCTTTGATAAAGGTTCGCCAAGCTCTAAACGCTTGATGATCTCGTCTGTTTGTTTTGTATCCATTGTAATAATTGTTCCGTTGTGTAGTTCTTAAATTGAACTAAATTTTTGTAAGCAATCAATTTGCCTTCTAATGTTATAGCTCCCGTTGAAGCTCCACCATGGAAGCGACACCGATAATGACCCGACTTTTTTAAATATCCCTTTGCTCGACATTGTTTACCAGATGTTCTTGCGATACTTTCGCATTGGATTTTTTTAAGTGGATGACCAGCCATAATGTTTAGATATTTTTATATCCAACTGTACTCTTTCAATTACTAAATTAGATCAATCTTGTCTATAAGTGATTTTGATAGCTTACTTTCAAGATTAAAAACTGCGCTCAAGTATTTCTTTTTTATTGTCACTCGATGGCAACCAAACATCTTTCCAAGTGCTACCCAGGAATAACGCTTTGATCTTTGCCACAAAATCTGTCTTTCTTCTAAATCAACCAGAGGAAGTAATTCACAGATAGTTAGATCCCAGCAGTTAATCTGTTTGTTATTGGCTCGAAGTTTTAATTTATCTTTATTTGCATGGAAGCCGTGATCTCCAGGATCATAAGAAAACTTTAATATATCAAACATTGAAGCAGCTTTAGGTAATTTAGGTTTTGGCATAAATCGTTCTGCTAAACCAGCTTCATCTAATATTTCCATTAATTTCACACACCTTAACTTCAAACAGCCACCTTCACGATGGCATCAAACTTTTTTATAGGTTCGTCTTTCTTCCACTTATGCTTTGCAATCTTATCCCCGTTTTTATTTCTGTATTCAATGCTATCTCCATATTCAGCAACATAATTATATTGTTCGCCATTATATTCTATTGATGTTCCACTATGTTTAGCGGTGGGGGGAGAGTATCTTGCTCTTTGATAGCTATTATTAAACTTCTTATATCTATTAGTTATATTTATAGTTTTATTAATATCAGTCGTATTCGGAACATTGTCTGTTTCATATTTGAAACGTATTCGATTTTTCCTTACTTCTTGCAGCTTTAATTGTTG